CCACGAGCCATGGCCGCTGGTGCTTCTGGAGCTGCTCCTTGGTCCGTGGGCAACGCACCGATGCCACCCATACCCGCTTCAGCAGGCATGGCTTCTGGTGTCATGCCTGGCATACCTTGTGGCATAGCAGCAGGAATACCGCCTTGTGGAGGCATAGGCGCTGCTTGTTGTTGAGCCAACACAGGTTGTAATAAGGCAAGAACGTCTTCTGGGGTGTCTGCTGCAGCGTTGTAACCGACTAAGTCAGCAAGCTCCTCGACCCGCGCGTCTATAGAGCGCATGTCACCACGAAGGTTATTCATCAGGATTTCAGGTGAATTAGGACGACGGTCAGCTACTTTCGCTGCCTCGTTATCGTCCATCTCGTATTCGTCTTCGCTGTCGTCCTCATCCATTGCATCCATAAAGCCTTGCATGATGCCGACGTTTTCTACATCAGTTTCATCAACGCCTTTTTTAAACATTGGTCGATCTGTTATTTTAGCTTTCATGGTATTTCCTTAGAATAAACCGGCTTTATTTGCTGCAGCTGCTGTTGTAACACCACCTACCACTGTACCCGCTACTGTTTGGAAAGTAGAAGGGCTAGGTGCACTGGCCGAAGTCAAAGACATCTGACTAGTCGGAGCGTTTTTGTATATATCAGACACAAAACCCAGTTGTTGGTATGGCGCCATAGTCTCTTGAAGCTGCGTATTACGTGCCGCGTCAATTTGTTTTTGTGCTTCAGACTGTTCGATAGAACCGATGCCAGACATCAAGTTAACATCATTAATACCAGCACGTTGAACTGCCTCGCCTATTTGACCTTGGGCCGTACCCATATTTGCAATGTTAGTACCTATGTTAGACATGGTGCTGGCTTTATTCAAGTCCACATTGGCTGCTTGAGTACCTAAAGCACCAATGCCTTGACCTAGATTACCTAGAGTAGCCGCTTCAGAGGCAGCTAGGTTGCCCATATTAGCCGTACCAGTTTGACCTAGTTGCGTGTTTTGAATTGCTTGACCCCCTAAGGTGCTACCGATGTTGGCCGTAGTATTAGCCGCATTGCCGTAGATATTAGCGGCCGCAGTGCCAATATTACTTTGTGTGGCACCTGCATTAGTAATGCCTTGGGCCGCGGCCAATTGGCGTTGACGCTCTTGTTCAAAGGAAGTCATACCGGCTGCTTGCGCTTGGCCATAGTTGGCAGACATGTCCTGGAAGACGCGTTGTGACATCAAGTCTTGTAGGTTACGCTCTTGTTCAGCACGCTGAACACCTTCGCGAGTGCCGCCAAAAGCACCTGAACGAACCGCTTGTGCCGCAGTACCTTGAGAAGCGATATCACCTTGACGACGCATCTCTTTCAATGCATTTTGTGTTACTTGCTCTTGATACGGGTTCATGAAGCGCTGAGTAGTAGCCGTGTCATAGCCGCCAGTAGCCGCGTTATAGCCAGCGATACCTTGGCCTACAGTGCCCATTGCCTCGGCTTGAGCAGGAACACCTGCACCAATTGCATTCTCTGACATGCCTGCCGCACGGCCTAAAACGCCTTGTGACTCATTTAGATTAGCTTGAGTGTACTGACCAGCAAGGTCAGCCGCTTGTCCGATACCGCCTGCAGCAGTAACGCCTTGGCCCATAATACCTTGAGCTGTTTGAAAAGCAGGAGCAGCATTTACACCCGCTGCAACATTTGCTCCTTGGCCCGCGATATTTTGTCCTTGTGTGATGCCTGCTGACGCTGCATCTAAATAAGGCTGATAAGCACCAATACCTTGACGAGCAAGGTCCATGGCCTGTTGAGTACCCGCAGAAGTAGCCGCTGCCTCATAGGCAGGCAGGTTCAGTGGTGTCTTATATAGTCCTTGCGCTTCTTTTAACAGGCCTAGTTTATAGGCCTCAATTTCGGGAGCTTCCCGTACAATCTGGGTGCTAATTTCCTCGGCCATTTACTTCCCCTTTGCCTCAAGTTGTTTCATTAGGGCGTACATACGTTTAGCGCCCTTTCTACGTGATCCTTGGCCCATGGCACGTACTGCCTTGGCCGTAAATACAAATTCACCATCTGATAACATCGCTGGAACAGAATCAGAAGTCCCGGTGCCTGGACCGCTGATTGGGCCTGTTTTACGAGGGAAATCTTTAAGCGATGCAATACCGCCTTTTGCTAGTGCAACTGGTGCAGGAGCTGCTGCGGTTTGGTATGGATTGTTTTGACGAGCATACGGATTAGGACCGTAAGTAGTGTTAACGCCACCAAAAGACAAGCCATACTTGTCAGGTTCAGCGGCCAATAAATCAGCACCTGTTGTCTTGAACATGTCTGCATTTGCAGGTGGAGTCGCTGGAATAGGTTTAAACGCACCACCTAGATAAGCAGCACCAAGGCCTACGGCTGCCATTGGACCGTATTTAGATAGCATCCCAGGTAAGGCATCTTTATATGCCTCTGATAAAACAGAACCAGCAGGAGCTTTTAATACTTCCTGTGCCGTAACACCAAATTTATCTTGCACTGATTTAAGGGCGTCTGACATGCCTTGTTCTTGTATAGCAGAAGGAGAAATATTTTTATACGCAGCAGAAGCGGCGTCACCTAAATTACCCGCTTTTAAGGAGTCCATCACACCTGGTGTAGGAGGTTGGTATGCAGCGTTAGGGGTGAATGAGCCTTCTACAATAGGGGCTGGAGTCGCGCCTATTGTAGGAGCCGCGGGCATTGGTGCTGGAGCCGCTGGCATTGGAACACCCTGAATGCCTTGAAGGCCCTGGGCACCTTGAACACCTTGGGATATATCAAAGGTAGATACGTCCGGAATAGCAGGCGTGGCTAAAGAATCGAGGCCTCCAGTTGGGGTAAAGCTTCCCTCTACAACAGGTGCCGGGGTAGAAGGAGCACCTGCTGCTGCAGTAGAGCTAGGAGACATGATGCCTGTTACAGCACCCGCCACTGCGCCTGAGATGATACCGCCTTTAAGCGCTTGTCCTAATTTCTGACCAGACGCAAGGTTAACAAGCGTGCTACCTGCAAATGTATTTACTGCAGTCGCCAATGCGGCATTTGTAATACCTAGTGCTGGGGCCAAAGGTCCCATGAAGTATACAGCGGCCATGGTAAGCGCTATCCTGCCGATTGGGCTTTGCGCTATTTTCTTAATTACTTTACCTACGCCTTTAACAACACCTTTAACAACTTTACCGATTTTCTTAAATGCTTTCTTTAAGAAGAATTCAGGAAGACCTGTTACTGGATTGATTGTGCCGCTACCGCCACGGCTGCGTAAAAGAGCTGCTTCACCCGGTGTAATGTGGGCAAGCATGGTATCGCCATTACGGCCCATATTTGCAAGCTCTTGTGAAATGGTTTTAGCATTAATGATTCCACCATCAGCATAGGCTGGAACGGCAGGCGCCATAGGTGCTTGTTGAGCATCTAGTTGGTCAAGTGCTAAATTAAATGCAGCAAAGAAGGCAGGGTCGAACTGTTCTGGAAGTAAATCTTCCGGCACGCCTTCTGCAAGAAGTTCCATACGGTCTTCTGTGTAGTCCTCAGGAGCAGCAAGAATGCCGTCTACCATTTCTTGTAATGCGTCAATGACTTCTGGAGATAAGTTCATGGCCGCTAGTTCACGGATAAACTCGTCTGCCGCTGCAGGGTCTACTTCCGCAATGCCGCCTAAGATGTCTTTATTGAATTCGCGAGGATTGTTTTTAGCGTAGCTTTCAATAACCGGACTAAACTTAGACGGGTCAATTTGACCGCCTGCCTCTTGTGGTTGCCCTTCGGGCAATGCCATAATACCCTGCATTTCTTCTGCCATGTTTAACCTTTCCCAAATACATAAATGGCCTCACAGGGCCGCACCTCGGTAAGGGAGGCGAAGATGTTGTAATTATGAGCTATTTTACTAGTTCCTGTCTACAAGTAATGCAGAAACAGAGACATTTAATCCAGTAGCTGAGGATGTAATTTTTAATATGTCAGTGGCCTCTAGTATCAAAGGTCCGGCCACCTTGCCCGAAAGTAAATCAATATACGAATTAGCAGCTACCGCCATTGCAGGAGCCACGGTCACCGTACCTGTCCCTAAAGGAGAAAAAGCAGCAGTCACATTGATAGATCCACCGGTTGTATTAGCCACAATAATGGACCGTACAATAGCCGCAGTAGCATCTGGAACCGTAAGAATATTATCGGTAGTTGCCCCACTAAATTCTTTGTAGTAACGTTTATATAGGTTTGCCATTATCTTCCAAAAAACCAGGCCATAGCCTCAGCTTTATCCTCAGTTACGTTAGGTGTGTAATTACTATTAAGCTGCAAAATGATTTGCTCTACGGACCTAATCAATTGGTCAATCTGAGGAGGACTATATTCCACCGTAGCCGCGTTAGGCAAACGAACGTTATTAATTTTACTCATCGTAGACCATCCGGTTCAATATCCACGCGCAGCGTACCGAAGCGCCAATTACTATTTACTTCATCCGTTTCAATACTTACTGAAATCTGCCGGCCACGAGCCCTTGTGTCTACCTTCTCCGTATTAGGATTAATAATATAAGGGTCAAGAGAACTTACCACAGCGGTGTCTGATGGGAAAGCGCGAAGTAAAAGATGAACTGTCATGTTCCCTACGAAATTCCTAAAGTCAGGGATAAATCGTTTCATAAACATGATTTGATCACCATCGCCAATGTCAAAATAGCCTGATTTCAAATACGCGGTAATAGGCTGGTCTACTGCATTTACTCCTGTTTCTTGGAAATACACAATAGAACGACCTGCAGTAAGGCCGCCGACAGTCGGACCGACTGGCGTAGCAATACTATCAACGAGGTATTCAGCGGCTATGGGCCTGTCGTAACTTCCGATATCTTTCCAGGCAGTACGTTCCATTGTACCTATAGACCAAACTCCTTCTATGTAGTCATAGGTTACGTATCGATTAATGTATTCCGAATCAGCCGTGCAATACCACCACGTCACTTCATTGTACTCAGAGTTAACGCCAATGTGCACTTTGGTATTCTGGACCTTATTAAAATCCTTAAACACATAGTCTTGAACAGTACACGGGATTTTTTTAACCGTACCATCAAAGACGTAGAACGCACCAAGGCTCATCCACATAGCAACGCCGTTGACATCGGCTGCAGCATGAGGCCCGACCAGTCCGCAGTTAGTGCCTAGTTGAGAGAAACCAAAAGTGTATGGAGGACCTACATATTGCATACCATGCAAGGAGGTATCGGTAAATATAAGAATCTGACCACGTGATCGAATAGCTGACACGATGTGACTACCGTCCGTGAGCCGTTGTCCGCCGGCCGTGTTGGTTGCAGTAGGCTCAAAGTTTGCAATGTCCTCTTGGTCTGAGAAACGAACATACATAGGGTCTTGAGAGGAGGAAGTGCCAATGACATCTTCGGTACCAAGGCAAACAAGGTGCCTATCTGGAGTAGATACTAGAGCAAATGTACTGGTTGTAGGGGCACCGGCAATTTGTACAGCAGGAGTGTTTGCTCCTACACTGGTGTCCCATAGATACGTTCCGCCATTTACTAGTTGGCAAATGACATCTTCGCCATAACTATCTAACTGCCATACCCTAGAATCTAAAGAACTCCCGGTAACAGCAGCTGGGTCGCGAGGCGTGCCCCATGTAGAAAGGCCCCATGTACCTGTTCCCCAGCCAAAGTCAAAGTAGCTGACATCAGAACCAATGCCTATTTGATAGTCTATGTCGGCAGTACCTGCAAGGCTCGCGGTGCTTGTTGCATTGACCGAGGCAATAATAGTGTATTGAGTTCCGGTGAGTACTTGTTGTACTTCATATTCTCCGTCTAAGGTGGCATTTGGTATGCCACCCGGATTACCTGTTACACCCGAAATAATTACAAAGTCACCGGCCTGTACGTTTGTGGTAAGGTCATTGACTCCTACCACATTACTGCCAACTGTCGTACTAAAAGTGGCCGTGGTGGTAGTTTCACGAATAGGGGTAATGTCTTCCCACTGCGATCCAATTCCGACGTATAATTTTCGAGTAGTGCCTACCATGATATAGGGAACACCATCTAAAGCGTTCCAGGTAAACACCTCACTAATCATGCCTATTAGGTATTGAGCATCAAGGTTAAAATATTGCCAGCCGCCTATCTTCTCCGGTAAACCATCTTGAAACCGCACATAATCACTGTCCACCCAGCCGCCTTCGGCACCGTATTCGGTGTTTTGTTTGTCAATTCCGGGTTTCAATGCAAGTTTCAAAAGGGCCATTTTATTCTTTCCTAAACAGTGCTGCTTCGTCTTTGCGGCGTATATCTAGTCCTTTCAAGACCTTACCACCGGCTTTATTATACTTGAGAAGGCTTGCAATAGCACCCTCTTTGTCGCCACGATTAAG